TATATCAGAATTTAAAACAACACCAGTAGAACCAGCCACACTTGTTACTTTTGCGTCAGTATATCCCAATCCTATAGAATCACCATTCCAAACTCCAGTTGCTATAGTTCCAGTTGCAGTTATACTAGCCTGAGTAAAATGTTCATTACTTGCAAAATTTGTTAGTTGATCATGATCTATATCAGAATTTAAAACAACACCAGTAGAACCAGCCACACTTGTTACTTTTGCGTCAGTATATCCCAATCCTATAGAATCACCATTCCAAACTCCAGTTGAAACTGTACCAACATTAGTTATATTAGTAGTACCAGCCCAAGTTGATACTGCCACATTCTCCACATTATTTAAACTTAGATTAGTTTTAGATGTTGTAGCATTATCAAAAGTATTATCACAAGTACGAGAATCACTTAAACGTGAATCATCACCTATACAAGCAGTTGATGATGAAGAACCATAATCTACTGATAAACTATCACCTGTTAATGTTACACCTGTACCAGCTACTAAATTTGTATCATCACTTATATCTACTTGACCTAACGTAATTGTTTGACCAGACAAACTTAAATAATTATAACTTGTAGTATCTAAAGTTACATCATCACCACTATCTACTATTCCCAAATTAGACCTAGCATCAGTAGCATTAGTAGCACCTGTACCACCTTGAGTAACAGGTAGCTTATTTTCAAGAGTTAAAGAATCTAAATGTGCTGATTGAAGTATCCATCTTTTTGTACCAGCATTAGCATCAGGTGATATCACAGTTGGAGGACTTTCAGATGCTCCACTATCTGAATCTAACCAATATGGATATAGAATATTAGTAGTATTAACTAATGCTAAATCTTTATCTGTAAGTAGATCACCATCTAACTCAGTTCTATCTAATGAACCAGTACCACCACCAGTAAGTCCAACTGCTCCCCATGCTTTATTTGACATTTATAACACCTCTTTAAATTAATTTATTCTTTTCTTCTTTTGTAAATCTCTAACTGTGTAACCTAATTTATCTTCATTACTTACTTTAGTTACTAGATTTAAATCTCTTACTGTGTAACCTAATTTTTTTAATCTTTCAGCACTATTTACATTTGAGCAATATCCAATACCTTTTTCTATTTTAACAACCTCATCATAAGTACTTTCTTCAAAATTGTTTATTTCAGACCACATAGTAGGACACTTTACTTCAAATCTCTTCTTATCCACAAAAACCCCCAATTAAGATTTAGTTTTAGAAATTAACTTTTGTACTTTATGTGATACACCTACACCAAACAACGCACAACCAAGACTTTCTATTAGTAAAACAGTAGCATGGTCTAAACCAAAATAACCTGCAATTGCTCCAGAAGCACATATAATCATACCGCTAACTGACTTACCACTACCAAAAAAATTCTTCATAACATTCACCCCTATTTAATTTATTTCTTTTTATTAACCAACTCTAATTTAGTAAAAGTTTTATCAAACTGATAATTACTAACATCTTTACCTTTTGCATTACAAAACCCTGTAACTAATTTAATTATATTTCTTTCAATATATAATATTTCTTTTTTAGATTCTTGTATTTCTTTTATAGTATTAACATCTAAATTTATATCATCCATTTAATTCCATCTTTCTAGATTCTAAATTAGCAACTATTCTACTAGCAACCAACGAATCTTTTTCTGACTGTAATTTAATTATAAGTTATGTTAAATTCACTATTTGACTATCTATTTTCTCATAAATACCCTTATGTATAAAAATTTGGAGCCTTATCTTTAGTGGCTATATTTGTTGATTGATAATGCAAGTCAGCAAAATGGCAAAATGGATCAGGGACAGGTCCGCTTGACACTGTCATAGCATTAGCAGATAAAAATGATCTAACTAAAAGTATACCATCTGGTTCTATTAAATCTGTATCTATTTGAGTACCAGAACCTCCGCTTACAGATGCTTGCACTTCATTGATAAGATGCATATACTGGGTAGTACTTGCTGTTTGTTGTGCAACTACAGTAACAGATGCAGGAAAAGCAGATTGTGTATGACCTTTTGCATATATAATTTCAAATGACCAATCTGTAGTCCCTCCTGTAACAGTTGTAACATTATGACTCCAATGACAATGTATATGAATATCAGTCCCAGGAACATAATCATGTGGAATATGAAACTCCATCCATGACTCATCGTTTACTGCAAATTGAAATCCTTTTATACCGTTCCTATATACTGCATCAGTAGGATCTGTAGAACCAACACCCCTAGTTCTAATTTGACCAGTTATATCTCTCCAACCAAATGTTGGTGTGGTAGTGTCTATTTTAATACCTTTCCCTGATGATTTAGGTAATGACATCACTCCATCACTATCTATTCTGAATCGTGTATTAGTACCTATCGCACTCGTTCCTATCTTAAAGCTGTCTCCGTCACCGTCATCAACTCCCATTGTGAATATCTTTGTACCAGACAATGCAAAAGCAAGTATAGGATCCCCGTCTGTGGCAGAGTTTGATACTTGTATTGCAGTTACATCAGTATCGTCTTCTACTTCAAGATGTGCTCCAGGTGCATCTGTACCAATTCCAAGCCTTTTATTAGTGTCATCCCAAAACAAATTGGAATTGTCTTGTTGTAATTTACCATCAGTACCTATAAACAAAACACTACCAACAGTAGAATTTATAATTCTACTTTCTATTTTAATAGCTCGTCTTATAGATGATACTAAACTCATAATAAAGCCCCAACATTAATAGTTTGACCTGCTAAATTACTTATAGCATACAAAGCATTACTAACATCATTATAACTAATTATTGCTTCCTCTGTAGCTTCTAACCTAAACACATCATTTGTTTTATCACTTAATATACCAGATTTACCAACAAATATTAAACCAGTATTTTTATCATCTGCCTGTATTCTTATTATTTGTGTTGGTGTTCCAGTTATAGATATTTGAACTTCTGAAGTACCTACTGATATATCTCCTAATCCTTCAACATCAGTCATCTCTACAGGATCAACACTAACAGTAATAGTAATTCCAACTATTCCTTGAACATGAATAGGACTTTCAAATGAACCTATATTATTATCATTTTCATCAACAAGATATGTATCTTGTATTTGTCCCATTCTAGCTTTGTGTGTCATATTCTATATTTTTTAATACTTAAATCTTCTTTTCTAATTCTACAATTTTCAACATAATGTGACCCCTAGATAAAAATTTAACATTTTAAATATCAAACTTATTATACTAGGGATCACAAATCTTGTAAACATACATTATGTAATAATAAAGTTATTACCATAAGTACTTTAATACTAAGCAGTTACACCTTCTAAAGTTGAGTGGTGTATAGTAGATCGCATCACAAAAGCTTCATCCGCATAAATGTCAAACTGATCAAACTGTGAACTGGTTTTACTCAAAGGAGTAACAGTTACATCATTCATATAACCTACCCAAAACTCACTAGTATCTACTACAAAAATATTAGTAGTACTTCCAGTAGCACCAAGCTGATTAGTTCCATCAAAATAGAATGTATTCAGTACATTAGTAGATGCAAATACAGGTATCTCATCATAAGACATAACCCTAAACCCACCTTTTACTTCTACTGAGTCAACCCATCTCTGTTGTGACTGCAATGCAGCACTAATCTTACGTCTACCGGACTTAGATGTAATCATAACATCAGGTGCTCCTGCACACGCATCAATAGTTTCATCCATCTTAGCTACAGTGAAAGCACTTCCACCAAGAGTAGTAGCCTGTGCAATTCTCTGATTACCTGTGATAAGTGTATTTAAACCATCAGGCTCAAGATTAGCTGTAGCACCATAAAACATTGCTAACTCTTCTTTATCTCTGAAAGCCCTAGACCTTGTTTCAATTTCCTCAGAAAGCAAATCCTTATAACTTCTACCTGCATCCTGTGCAAACCTTGTTACTTTACCTCTAGCAAGCAATGTTCTGAACTGAAATGTTACCCTAGCTGATTCACTTCTATCAATATCTGGTTCAGTAAGATCACTTACCCACTGTGCAACTGTATTTGCAGCAGCAGCACTACGCCTATTTAACAACCAAGAATCAGAACTTCTCTGTTTCCTTGGAATGTTTTGTCTAAGAGGATTCTTATACTCTATGATTTCTGCTATAATCTTATCAACCTCTGGCTGAATAAGAACACCACCTGTAGCACTATAATCAAGAGACCTCTTAATCTCATTTTGCCAATTATTACCCATATTAATCTCCTTCTATTAAACTTATTAAATTTTACTTTACTTGAGATGCATTAAAATCCATCAACATACCTAACTTATCTCCAGGTGCTGCTTCTTTATATTTATCAGATCTTAAGAACTTTTCCTTCTCACTCAAATTCTTCTCAACATCTCTCTCATCTTCCTTATGTTCATCAAAACCAACACCTTTTCTTATAGGAAGATTATTAGAAATCATACTTTTCAAATCAGAAAGACTTTTTCTTATTTCAAGAATTTCTTTATCTTCATCCACAGACTTAGAAATTTCTTTAGTTTCATCTTCTTTCTTCTCATACTTATTCTCATCAACAGACTTAGAAATATCTTCCTTCTTTGATTCATCAGCTACTTTAGACTTTGATACATCAACAACAACTTCTGAAAGTGCTGTAACTGTTTCTTTAATTTCACCAATAAGATTACCTATTGAATCATTAATAGCCTTTGTAATATCATCTATACTAACTGAACTTTTAGATACATCTTCAGTTATATCTGGTGATGTTGCTTCAAGTGCTTTCAAAAAATCAAGTACACTTCTAAGTGTGTCAACCTTAACACCATCTGCATCTGAACTCAAAGCATCTTCTACAGAAGTAACAAGAATTTCAAGTTGTTTAGCATCCCTATCAATAGTTTCCTCTTGACTCTTTTCAATCTTCTTTTCTTTAGTTTTAGCTTTATTAGCCATACTATTCTCCTCACTAAATTCTTTCATTGACTTCTCAACATAAAATGCTAATGTTCTTGCACTAGCATCTGCTGGTATTGTTACCAATGAAGTTTCAAATATTTTCATCTGGTTTACATACTGTACTACCTTATCTAAACCTTTAATAAATTTCTCAGTAAAATCCAATGCAGTACCACTAATACTGAATTTACTAAGAACACCTTCTTGGACCTTCTGCCAAATATCAGGAACAGTTTTTGAAATTAAACACTTTATCCATAAAGCTCTTTGTTCAGGCATATATTTAACATCAATAATCTTACCTATTTCTTTATCCCTATCATGATTATAAAGTAATGTAGTATATTTCTTTAAATCATCTTCTGCACCTATCAATGCTTCCTCAGAAATATATAAACCATCTACATCTAGATCAGCAGTAGTGGCAATTCCTTCTATAATCCATTTACCTTCTTGATCTGCAAATCTCTTTACATCAATATTTGCATCAAATTTTACTTCTTTATTACTCATAAGAATACTCCTTGAATAATTTCCTATAAAAAATGTATAAAGGCAACTACTAGGAATGTAGCTTTCGTGTTATAGGCACTAGCCCTTAATTCTTACTCGTTAATGAATCCACCTGTATTAGATATCGCATCCACCTCCGATTGCATCCAATGGTTCTTACTTATTGTACTTTCAATGAACTCACCAACTGATATAGAGAAGTAATGTGGATCAGGTTTCATATTATCTTTAAATATAATAAGAATACCAACAGGAGTATCTAAACTTCTAATAACAGTATTTTGTAATATTTTATTGTCAACAAGACCCCTTATAAACTTGTTAAAATTTTCAATAGTATACTTACGTGTACCACTATCATCTGAGAAATAATAACCACCTGAATATGCGTCACAAACTTGTTCAGCAGATACCATATGTTCTAGTACTCTACATCTCATATCATGAAAATACTGACAATATTCACACTTACCAGTTTCAAAATCATGTTGTCTTAGTCTAACTTCTGGATCTGTAATAAACCTAAAAAACTGTTTAGTCTTAGACACACTTCTCTTTTTCCATTCCCCATCATTATCAATACCATAACCAGCATCTGTTAATGCTTTCATAGCAACATTTGTACAAGCAGACTGTGTAGAGTTGTTATCTACATCACTAGGTTTCTTATTACTTCTATCTTCTATACACTTATTATATGCTTTAGATACAATACTCTTAGCTTCTTTAGGTGCATTTCCAATATCAGGTGCTCCATCCTTACCCCTCTTTATGTCACATCCATTACCACTTCTATCTAGAGGAACATCATATCTTCTACCTCTTTGTTCAAACTCCTCTATAATTTCATTTTGCATTTTCTCTAAATCTTCTTTACTGTAACCATAAACATGTTTACCAGTTCTTACAGTAATTTCATAAAATGCTTTAATTATAGATTCTCTAAAAAGTAACTCAGCATCATCTAAATCAGCAACAGTAACACTAGCACTTAGATCAAATGTGTCAGGCATCTCCTCATCAACTTCTTCGTATACAGATGCATCCCTATTTAGTTTTTCATACTGTTCTTTTAAAAACTTATATCCCATAAATTACCTCTCAATACCTAAAATAAAATCTAATTTATCAATTGGATTAGTAAATTCACAAATAGATCTTTCATCAGAATACTTACAACCATCACGTTTAGCAGCATCCTTTAAACTTTTTAAACTTACATTTAATACTTTAGCAAAACCGCTAAGACGTTCTATAGGTGGACAATTAATATTTCCACTCAGTATATTATTAACAGTAGCAGATGATATACCAGCAGCTTTACCCATAGAATCTTTTATATCGCCTTTTGACTTAGTATCAGATACTTTGGAATCTATTTTAGAATTTAATAAACTACTTAAACCAGAACCCCTATAAACATCACCCATATTTAACTCCTATTTTATCTAAAACTTTACCAATACCTAAATTACTTATACAATATTTATATAACTTATTATGAGTTTTTTTCATAATCTGGAATTTATTTGGTTTCTCTAAATGAACACCAAACATACAAAACATACAACCTGTATTTTTATAACCTATATCATATATACTAGAATATTTTAAATTATTTAATTTAATGTATTCCCAAATATCTTTTTCTAACCAAATAGATAAAGGTAATGATTCTTTCTTTTTACCATCAAAAATATTACAACCTTTTCTTAAATACTTCTGTTTTCTTAAAGCACTATCATAAACCATAGTTCCTATAAACGGTAATAATCCATACTCTTTTTCAAACTTACGTGAAGGCCATTTTTTTAATGCATCACAACACTTATAACTTATTTTAAAATTAGAATTTATTAAATACTTCCATTTTTCTGGTATTTTACCTGACTTATTTTTATCACCATATAATCTTTTGTTTCTTAACTTATCAGATTTTGTATTTATAACTTCAAATAATTTTTGACTAACTTCTTTAGATACAATAGGATAACCATAATGATTTAATACTTCTTTAAAATTCATTTTAGGTTTTACCCAAACTACATTATCTACACTTTTTACAAATTTAATAATCTCTGGATACTCTAAGCCAGTATTTAAAAACATAGCTTTAGTATTAGGATATTTCTTTCTAATTATATCTAAAAGAACAGTAGAATCTTTACCACCTGAAAATGATACATATACTTTTCCATTATAATGCCTATAAAATTCTTCAATACGTCTTTCAGAAAACATAATCTTAGCTTGTAATGGTAAGGATTGTTTCTGTTTTAAATAATAAGAATCAATTTTTAACAATTTGTAATTTTCTTTTTTTCCACGATTCTTTTAGCATAATAGAATGTCTATCTTTTCTTTCATTTGACCATTTTCTACCATAATTATAATTGCTTTCACCACTCACAGCTTTAGATATTTTATTTTTTGTTTCTTTAGATCTTTTTAATCCATAGTTAGGAGCATCTTTACCAAATTTTCCATACATATGGTTCTTTTCTCCTGTACGTGATAAAGATAAATTCTTCCTATGCTCATTTGTTATTTCTTTACCATACATAGCATTTCTTTTACCAGTACTATGCCAAATTCCATGTTCTTTTCTAGTTAATTTTATTAAATTACTAATATTATCATTTAATTTATTACCATCTATATGATGTATAACGCAACCATCACCGTAAACTACTTTATTATCTGGATTATAAAGATTCCAAATAGATTTAGCTAACATAACAGAAGCATAATACTTTACTCCATCATGTATTATTGAAAAACTACAAAATCTTCTACCATCTTTCATACGACAACAAGCAATTAATTCTTTTACTCTATCTTCTTTGTTCATATTATTCTCCTTGAATAATTTCCTATGAAAATGTATAAGGGCGACTACTAGGAATGTAGCTTTCGAGCGATCTACTCTAGCCCTTAATTTTTATTACTTCTATACAACTTTCTTTTTCTTCTTAGTTTCTGCATCTTCAATAGTTTGTTCATCTACTGAGTTCTTATCTTTATCAACTGTAGAACTGGCATCTGATGTATTTGTATCTGACATGCCATTAGGCATACCCATGTCATCTAATACAAGATATTGATTACCAATTCTCACGGCTAACCTATCCCCACCTGGTACTGGATCAAAGTTAAGAACTTTTCTTGCTTCATTCTTTGTTATAATTCCAGCATCACTTAATTCCTTACCAGTACTAGCATCAACAACAGGATCTATCACAAATCTTAAAGAAGCATCTGGTGCAATTTCTCTTATTAGTTCATTGTTTAATTTTAATGTTATAAGATTAACTAAAGGTCTAAATAATTTTGATTTTGTATTCTTTGATAATGCATCAGTTGTTGATCTTGTTAGTCCATCAGCATTACCTAAATCTACAGAAGATACTCCAAAATTTCTATTAACTGTTTCCTGAATAATAAGTGTTAATTCTGCTAACTGCATTTCCCTAAAAGGCCTTGTGAAATCTATCCATCCAGCATTACCAACATTGTCTAATACTTTTAATTGTCTTTTTCCACCCTCACCCCTACTTGCTTCAAACTGTGCTTTAGCTCTTTCATAAGCCTTTTTACCAATCTGCTCTAGATATAAAACTCCAGGTGGTATTTCATCATCTATAAAATGTTTAGCTATAGACTGAGATGAATACATTAAAGCAGATACTTCATTTGTAATTGTTTCTATTATAGGTGTACCATAAGATGAATAAGTTCTTGGAAATTGTATTGTCCATATAATATCATCAACACTATGAGGTATTACTAATCTTTCCTTACCTGCTCTGTCAGTTAGTATCTGTTTAAAATATGTTATGTATGAACGTGAAGAGTCAAGAACTGGTCTAAACTGTGTAGCATCACGAGCATATATTTCTACAATATTACCATTTATACTTCTTACTTTTTCAATAACAGCTTGATCTAATACTAACAAATCAGTAAGAAATTTCTGTATAATACTAGGCCATGTCTCTTTTGATATATTAGGTCTATTTATAAATTCTTCTACAGCTTTAACACTACTCTTTTTACCATCTACCCTTATAGGTAAATGTGCTACTTCTTTAACTATTGAATCTATTGCTGGTCTAACATGAGAACTTCTTCTATAAATCTCTCTTAATGTATCAAAAGATAAAAGAGAATCTCTCTCCATATTCTGAGAAGAATACGACCAAGCCTGAGAATTTGTATTGTGGTCATCTCTCCAACCACGATTAATACTGAATCCGTCACCATCTTTTAAATCGGAACTTAATTGAATAGTTTTATCACCAACAACTTTTGCAGAATAAGTTCCAACTAGATTTAATGCTTTTGAAAAGTCCATTGATATCTCTGAACCATCATGATCTAAAACACGAAACCCATTACCATTTTTTTCACTCATATATTATCCCATCTGCCAACTAGCAAATCCACCTTTACCAACTCCTTCATTAGAATATTTTTTACTTCCTTGAACAGCTAAATAACAAGCCATTACAGCATCACTATATGTTCCATAAGGATATTGTAGAAGTTCTGTTATCCAATGACAAATATTACAACCACATCCTTTTTCTAATTCCCAATCATACTCATCTTCTTCCATTGGTATAACCCACCTACCATTTTGAAAATCAGTTGCCATAGCAGGAACACCAAAATCTAAACTTTTCTTCTGTTGAGATCCTGTAGTAAAAGGTTCTATGTTCATTTCTACACCTTGTAGATCATCTAACCAATCTATTATAGCTTGTTGATAAAAGTTATTCTCAACTACAGCAGCTACAGGTGCTACCTCATTATACATATCTATTAATTCTCTTGCAGTATCAGGTGAAGAAAACTTACCTCTACGTATTTCAATAGGATATCTAATTTTCTTCTCTTCATCAAAAGCTAAACCAAATAGTACAGTATACTTAGAGGATTTACCTTGACCTATTGCTAAATCAACACCTATAAATTTTTCTAGATTATCTATATAAGGCATATCTTGTCTTGAAACACAACAAGCTTTAATATTATCCTTATTAAATACTTTATCAAAATCAGACATCATTAATCCACGAAAGGCTGGATTAAAGTATATTGCACCTCTAAATTTAAATTCTTCTATAAGTGCTTCCTTAGGCCACCGTTCTTCCCAAACTGGTGTAAAGTCCTCATCTATAAAATACTTATAAGATTGAAACTTTGGTGTCTTTAATAACTTTGCAGTTAAATCATCTTTGTGCCAAGGTGTTGCAACATATATAATTCTAGCTTTTGGACCAGATTTAATATCCATCCAGTTACCAAAGAATGCATCTATAACTTGTTGTCTCATACTAGGGTTAAGAATAGCATTCTTAAAAGAAACAACATCATCAAATAAAACTAAATCAGCTTTACCTCCAGTAGCAGAAGCTAATACTCCACAAGCTTCTATAGATGAATCCTTTCTAACATGAGTACCAGCTAATCTAACTTTAGATGCAGACCAAAGAGGTGCGCCTTCATCTGTTATGTCTGGAAATATATCATGAAACTTACCACCCTCTTTTGATATATGACCTTTTATTTCCTGTAATATCTTGCAAGATAAGTCATCAGAATGACTTATAATCTTAATTCGTATATCTGGATTGTTTCCTAACTCCCATAAACATCTCTCTACACTTATTGTAGTTGTTTTACGATGATCTTTAGGAGAAGTAATAACAGTATATATGTTATCAGTTATATGACTATGCCACTCTTGATGCATATTAGACAGAGGACATTCAAAATCAGTTGCCATATACTGAGAAAAAGCAAAAGGATCTCTCCTAGCTCGTTGTCTTATCTTCTCCAAGTTCAATGAGAGTAAGTGCTCTTTGAGTTTCCTTGAGTTTTGTGTCAAGTTCTCCATCATCCAACCCCTTTAAATCTACACTTATTGTTGTTTCTGTTTTAACTGTAGGTTTACCAAGTATCAATCTCCTTTGTTCATTAACTAATCTAATAGTACTAACAACATCACTCCAAGATGTAGGTTCTATTTCTTCAGAACATATCTTCTCTAGAATCATATCTTCTAGACTAGTTAATATACCTAATTGTTTTTCATCTTCTTCTAATATTATTGTATTGTTTGATTGTTCTTTTATACTTAATCTAGCTTTAAGCATACCTTGTAGCTTTTCTATTTTATCATCCCAACCATCTTCAACTTTCCATTTAGAAAGAGTTGGTTGTGTAACACCAAGTTCTTCAGCTATACTAGATAAAGTATTCCTACCTCTATATAATTTAAATGCTTCTTTTCTTCTTTCAGTATCTTTAGGCCTAGCGATAATATAACCTCCATTTTTATTTATTTTATTAATAATACTATATTTTCAATATGTTGTCAATATACATTATCTAATTACATCTTTTAGAATTAGAAAAGTGCATAAAAAAACCCCACAATGATAATTTTATTTACCATTGCAGGGTAAGGAGGAATTGTTAGACCCGATTATCTAACAAGCACAACCATGAAAAATACTAATCTACTTCTTTTCTTCTTCTACAACTTTAGGTTTTGTTATATCTTTTAACATAGAACCGTCTTCTAACTCTTTGTTAAAATATTCTTTAAACTGTTTAATTCTTAACTTTTGACCTTTGTACTCGAAAAAACCACCCTTATGAAACACTATACTATCAAGTTTAATACCTAAAGTTATAGTATCCATAACTTTATCAATACCATGTGAATAAGATATTTCTACTTCTACAGGACTACGTGGTCTATCCATCTTATTCTTTACTATTGATACTCTACAACTCATACCAATAGGATCTTCAGATTTCTTATTTTCTGGATGTATAAAGCCTGTATTAGCTGTCTTTAATCTAACAGAAGAATAAAACTTTACAGCATTACCATGTGGTGTTGTTTCAGGATTACCAAATACAATACCTATTTTTTCTCTTACTTGAGATACTAATATCAATGCTACTTTACTATTCCATATTAACTTATTAATTTTTCTTAATGCAGTAGAGACAATCCTTGCTTCTGACGCTAATGCTTTTGTATCTTCTGTTTTTCCAGCTTCAAATTGTTTCTTACATCCTAATACTGATAATGAGTCTACAACTAAACAAGCAGGTACTTTATTCCTTTTAGCAAATTCACAAGCTAATTCTATTTTATCAAAAGCATCTTCAAGATAATCAGAATCAAGTATTAACAATTTAGAATCATCTATACCTAATTTCTTAGACCAACCAGATAACATAGAATTCTCAGTATCTAGCATTATACCAACGCCACCATTCTTCTGACAAGATGCTAATAAATTTGCAGCAAATATACTATTATGTGTTACTATAAAATCTTTAGTAACAAAAAGTTTACTTTTATGTGCTACTGATATACAAGTTACTTCTTTCTTGTTCTTAATAGATACAATTTTTTGTAACCTTCTACCATTAGAACCTCTTTTATAAAATTTATATCTGTCAACTTTTCTTTTTAACCTGAATGGTACTAGATTATTGAAATTAATTATAACACGATAACTTAATCTACCACGTTTCTTAACTCCTTTATGCGTATAGAAAGTGTATCTACTTGTTACTTTACACTTACCACCAAGAGACAAAACAATAAATTTTACATTTTCTGACAATTGCTTTGATGTTGTACTATATTCCATAAAACCACTAACAGAACAATGACCATCAGAATCCATTAATCCTCTAAGAATTTCTAACCTAACATTAATATTATTAAATAAGTATTCTCTAGGAACAAATTTTTCATATGATTTCTTACCTAGCAAACCAACATTTCTAAGTTTATCACACATACCTGAAATAGTATATGAGTACTTACCACAAGCATCCTTTCTACATATACTACCAAGAAACTTAGGTATTTCTACGTCAGCAGTTGTTAGTTTTACAACGCACTGATTACCTGTACTATCTTTCTTTTTGTAATCAGCTAAATGACCACCACCTATTAACAATCCCAATAAATAAGGATCAATACTAACTTTTTGTTTATTAAATTTAATAGGTTCTACTAGTGGTATTTCTACACGATATTTCTCTTTTGGTATTAAACCACCATAATCAATTATATCATTAGTAGACATAACTTTATAAGTTCCATATTTTTTAGAAACTTTACCTGTACCTAACTTCTCTTTTAATCTTTCTCTTCTACCTTTTACATACCACAAATGATCTTCACATGATTCAATTTCAGAACCATCATCAAATATAAAATTATAGCACTTTCTTTTACCTCTATTAAATACACCTGTCACCTTAGTTTTACTACCATCTTTTGAAAATACATAATCACCTATCTTTAAATCTGATATTTTTGACCATCCGTCAGGTGTCATAACTGGTGTATCATTTGGTAGTGCTTTTCCGGTACTTTGCCACCCGAATATCTCTGTTAATCTACCATAAGGAATTCCACCACCTAAAGAATAGTCAAGAGCACCACTACCAGTACTAAGAAATCCTAATTTATGTTCTGGTAGTGGTTTCTCTTTTAACATAGAACCAGATTTTCCAAATGTATCTAATAAATCTTCATATATTTTATCTTGGTTCATTGTAACCCCTTAAACAAGTGATTCTAATTCTTTTAACAATTTTGCTTTTCTATCTTCGGCACTAACATCAACTTCTTTATTTTCTTCAACATTATCTACCTCTTTAGCAGATGTATCAATTAGTGTAGGAACTTCATTAGGAACTTCATTAGTTTTTTCACCTGTAATATTATTAACGACATCTTTCAATTCAAAAGCATCTTTGAAATCCATAATACCATCTAGTTCAAACATACCATCTATCCAAGCATCAGACTGTTTAGGATCATCAGACAGTGTAGAATTATTAGGTGATACCTTTACAACATAACTTGTATCTAGTTTCTGACCAGTTCTTTCAATAGTTACATCTCTACCTTCATCAACATCTGTAATATCACCGTAATCTTCATCGTACAAATAACTAAGAATGTTTTCATAAAGTTGAATACCAGAACGCATTATCTGCACACCTTTTTCTTCTTCACCTCTTACAATAATATTGTAATAAATACTCTTCTTAGCACTAAACTTACTAGCTAAAGCATCTTTACCACGACCTCTCAACTCTTTAGTAAGCTCACACAAAGGACATTCTTTATTAATAACAGTAAGACAATTAACCATTCTATCATTAGGTGGTATATTCCAATGTGACCTACACTCAAAAGCTATATCACCAGCTTCACTCCAAGGTGGAAGTATTCTAATCTTACTATTACCTTCTGGTATCTTCCACATGGGTAATAGATTCCTTTGTGCTTCCTCCTGCAACCTTTGCTTTGTTTCTTTTGCTCTACTTGAATTTACCTTATATATTGTTCTTTTAGCCAAAATACCTCCTTATGAATTATAAATTAATATAACGATAACCACTAAATCTTCTAGTACTTATTAGTCAATCATCTTCTTTACCATATTTAATATCAACTAGATGATCTGCTAACTGTCTCATTTCCCAATTACCTATCTTTAGTTTAGAACCAACAATCTTTTCAGACAACTCTTTTGTTAGTGCATCTTGATCTAAAGTCAATAAATACTCCCTATAATTCTTTCTTTTAAAAGAATCACTCTTTGTGTAATAATCTTTATTTTCATCAAATAATTCCATTGCTTCCTCCTTAATCTTTATCAATATTAGAATCGGTTTTACGATTAAAACCAATAGACTTCAATACATCATGCTTCATTACAGCACTTTCTTTATTGTTTTTATATCCCTCCCATATTCTAACTTTCTCAAAATAATCTTTCTTAGCTTCTTGAACTACACCTTCATCAGCACTTACTACATTCTCAGCTTTCTTATCAGTGTCACCACACATCTTTGATTTTAGAAATATCTTTGCAGAGACTTTTTTAACTTTGTCTTTTGCTATTAATTGATCTGAGTATGCTTCTGTTGTTAGGCGTGAATAAAGATAAAAAGCTTTAACTACATTGATGTATTCATCTTCTAGGTTATCAGGATTAATGTTATACAAATTTCTAACACTATCATTAAAATCTTTTTTAAGCATTAACACCCCCAATAAAATTAATCGTTTTCTATATTATACACATTTTCTGTAAAAAGTCAAACATATATTTGAACAACAGAAATTCACTTGACAATTAGTAGTAGGCATAAAAAAACCCCACAACAATATTTAAACTGTTGCAGGGTCTTTTTACAATAAATTCTAAACTCTATCTTTTATATTTAATTCCTCCTCTAATCTTTTTACACCTAAATATTCTCTTTGACGTTCTGGAATAAATGATTCAACATTTAGTGAGTATGATATTTCATACAACATTCTCCAATGTTTAGAACAAACAAATAACTTACATCTTACGTAGTTTAAATTAGTATAACCCCAACATGAATAAGTAATAGCATTATTAAGATCTAACTCTTCTCCACAGAAATGACATTTATTAACATTCACCCCAGTTTCTCCCAACCTTTACATCAACTAATACATCACCTATTAATGTATTTTTCTCTAATATACTCTTACATTTCTCTATTAAATCTTCTTCACTTTGATGTATTTTAAAATACACAGCATCATGTTTAGTATGTATTACTTTACTCTTTTTATATTTAAGATAGTTATGACAATCTAATACCTTTGGCCAAAATATTGCAGAACTACCAGCTTGAATAGGAAAATTAACAGATTGTCTAAATATATCACCGTCCATATCAAATATATTATACTGTTTAGTTATGAACCTTCTTTTCCTACCTACAATATCAACTATTTCACCATTAAATAATGCATCATCTCTAAACCCATTTAACATTTTCTTTACATTTTTAAAATTCCTAAAGAATCCTTTCTTTAACTCTTCTGCAAACTCTGCTTCCATGTCAAATTCTATCGCAATACTTTCAGATCCTCTACCATATAATACACCATAAATAACACCTTTAATCTGTGTCCATATATCTTCTGTATAATCTAAGTTAATTATCATCTTTGTGAGTTGTTGCTTTACATCTGGTGAATCTAGAATCTCTATTAATTTATTTTCCTTTGCTAAGTACGCAGCGATCCTTAATTCAAACTGTTTATAATCCATACCAACAAACATAAATCCTTGTTCTGTAGTAAACAGTTCTCTATAACCACCTTCTCTTGGTATTGTATGTAGAGGTGATGTTAATCTACCACTAACTGTTCCATTAATATTATTAGAATTATGAATTTTACCATCATATTGTAATAACTTAAATAGATCTGTATTATAATCCGGTGTATATGAACTCAAGTTTTCAGAGTATTCTAAAAGTTGTAACTCAGTTTTAATTAACTCAACTTTAGAATACTCCTTCTTATTAATCACACCTGTAAGATATGTTCCTAAACCTTTAACCAAATGTCTCAGTTCTAATAATAATTTAGGTGCTTCATGTTTATTTTCTAGTATTTTTAATGCTGCCTCGTTTGTACAAGGAGCACCAGTAGGTGTTTTAGATGGACATTTTAATTTCAAATCTTTATATAATACTTCACCAACTTGTTTTGTTGAGTTCCAATTTATAGGTGATATATCATTAAGTTTTCTTTTTATTCTAACACATTCAAGATTTTTATTTAAACTTAAATTCTTTAATCTATTTATATCTATAGTTATTCCTGTTGATTCTATATCTATAAGCATTCTATTAACAGGCATAATAGTTTTAAAGAACAAATCTTCATAACCATCTATCACTATCCAATCCTTGAATATATTATACAGTCTAAATGTTACATCAGTATCAAAGTTATTATACAATGCTACCTTATTTATATCTTCTTTATCTAAAGCTAATTTACTTTCTAAATTATAATAAGGTACATCTGTATATACTGATGCAAGCGTCTTTAAACCATGACTTACATTGTCGTTTAATATACCTATTGCAGCATAAGTATCAAAATACCAATTCTGTACTTCTATACCATACCTATTTTTAAGAAACAAAACATCAAACTTGGTATGTGATACAGATCTTATATTTAATGCAAATATCTTCTTATACCATTCTTGATTAAAAGGTATACATATAGATGAACCTTCAGCAAAAGAGAAACTACAAGTTACTATATTATCATTATATGTATTCAGACCAGTAGTTTCTATATCAAAAGCATATGAATTACATTTACTTACCAAATTATACACCTTTTGAAAATCTTCTGTATATATGTATTTTCTTGGTATAGGTTTATATTTACCTTCTAGTACACGAAACGCCTTATATATATCTGATTGAAACTCAAACAAATTAGCTGGTCTCTTAATCAAAGAACTAGGATGATATGTAGGCATTATTCTTATACCTTCCCTAATATCATCAAACACATACCCCCTCACATCAGATATTTTCTTATTACCTAAGAAATATTTTGTAGCTACTGCACCTAAAGGGACAATAACTTTAGGTTTAATTTCAAATATTTCATCTTCTAAATAATCCTTACATGCCAATACTTCAGGTGGTTTAGGATTACCCTTAGATAATTGCATACATTTTAAAAGTGTAGTCCTATATACATCATTTAATTTATAACCTGCCTTCTCTACACACTCTGACAATAACATACCTATTACACCAGATATGGGTGACCCATATACAGCATCTTGTTGACCAATAACATCACCAACAAACATTATCTTATTATCAGTATTACCTTCACCCATAATCCAATGATTCATTCTTTTATTTCTACTATTTTTTCCTAAGTGACATTTATCACACTTTCTCATATCTCTCCTTTTTCATTAATAAGTATTTTTTTACTTGAACATCTGGTATATGTAGAGGTATTGTACTAACACAACCCCAACATAATTTCTCTGATTCTATATTAAACTCCCAAGAATCGTACTCATAATTAAGTCCACATACTGTACAAGTTTTAGTTTTCATTTTTCTCACTTAAAAATAATAAATACTTTCTTAATTGATAAACATTTATATGACTAGGTACACTATTAACACAATCTACACAATAACCTACTATTTGTTCAGTATATTCATAGACTTGTTTTTCTTCTCCACAACATTTACATTTTAATATTCTCATTTTATATAAGGAATCCAATCACTACAGTTTAAAGATATTTGTGTTATTTCTTCACATTCTCTAAAGTCTACACCAAAATCACCAAAATGTATACTATGTCCTTCTTTACATCTTTCATTTACTACAGAACAATCATAGCATACCCTATTATGTGTGGATAAGCTACTAAATTTCTCACCACACTTCAAACAATTTCTTTTTTCTCTAACTATATCTCTAGGAGATATAGATTTTTCAGTACGAATATATGAACTTTTTCTGCTTTCACTTGCTAGTTTTCTGGTTTCCTTACATATGATTTCTCTATGTTTACGACAATATTGTTTATTGGATGATCTGGTAAGTAGCTCTCTACCACAATTTTCATATTTACAGTATGTTTTTCTTATTCTTTTAGTTAAAAATTTACCCTTTATAGCCATTTATCCTCCTAGCTTTTAATTTGCTTAATATGTATTTCTCATGTTGTTCTGGTGGAATGTGGTCTATAGGTATTAAATTAAAACATTTATTACAATACAAAGCTAACCACATACCAGTTTTTATAATATGATTTTCACCACAACCTTTACATTTATCAATCATAATTTTCCTTTTTTAAAGATATTAAATATTTTTCATGTTGTTCTAAAGGTATATGTTTAGGTATAGAATAAAAACAAATATTACAATATTGTGGAAGAAGATCTGGATCATGTATATTAGGATCATGTATATTAGGATCATGTATATTAGGATCATGTATAGATCCACAACACGCACATTTATACACACTCAATTTAAGTTACTAAAAGGTGTAATCGTAGGTAGATCTAACACATACAAGTAATCATATTTAATTGTTTTTATTCCTAACCTCTTCTGAAATATACTAAATTCATAACAACTATACTGTGGTGATGAGAAAAATTCAACCATATGATCTTTAACCTTTTCTATAGTATAACCTTTTTTCTCACTGAAAGAACCTGTAAATTCTTCCCATTTTTTATCACCTATTTTTCTAATATTTACCTTATATTTATTCATTTTTCATCTCCTGCAAAACTAAGAATGTTGTTGACATAATTCAATCTGTATGTCAAGTGAAATATAGTTGTCATAAGTCCTGTAAAATGAGGTGTTATCTAAAATATGCTTGACACATTTTAAGATACTTGTTATAATTAATCTTTTAAGAAACTTGTTTCTTATTTTTTTAGCTTTTTTGAATGAACGTAGTGAATGGAAGCTAAAAAAATCACATCAAAATTTAGTTTTTAAAATAAAAATATTATAACATAAAAAATTAAATTTTAAAATAAGTTTTTTAAAAAGTCATCATTTAATTTAGGAAAGGTACACACTTATTTTATTACAGTATACTCAGAATCATTAAATCATTAAATCTTTTCATACAGATTTTAGAACAAAAATATTATATTCTCCTGTAAGAATGGATGCTGTTAGCATTATACCAACAGCATCCAATTATAAAAATAAGTTACCTCTTTCCAGCTTCTAAAATAGGCATATTAGCTTCTGTAGGAATATAAATAACCTCACTACTTCCATCTTGTAGGCCTTTAACCCATAGGTACTTTAAATACTCTTCGTTTTCTTTCAAGCTTTCACCTATAATCTCATTGGCTTCTGCAACACCTTTTGCTCTTTCAACTTCTGCATTAGCCCAACCTGTAGCTTTCACAATACTAGCTTCAGCATATAAAGATGCACTATCTCGTTCAGCTTTTGCTTCTTCTACAAGAACTTTCTTTGTCCATTCCTTTTCTCTCAACTCAGCTTGACCTCTCAAGTCCTGCTTGTATATCCTATATTTTGGAAATACATACATAGATACTGATACAATACCAATAATAAAAGCTAAAATTATAGACAAGGTAATTATTACTGATTTAAGTTCTTTGTTCATAATATCCTCCATAAAATTAAAAAAAAATTAACAATTAAAAGCAACCACAGTTCCTACAACAACTATTGAAAAAATAACTAACCACTCACCACTTGACCTACCATAAAAAAGATTAACAAATCTATACAACATAATACAACTCCTTTATAATATTATTATAAATATAAAAACAACTATTAAAAAACTACTGACTGTTCAAAACTTGATAAACTTTCCATAAATTGAATAAGTTTATGTAACATAATAATATCTCATTAAAAATTAATCTACACCAACCACTGACCAACTGGCTAAAGCTGTATTCTGTATAGCTTCACATACACTATTTAGTGTTAATGTTCCATGTTCCTTATGTGAAACATAAGATTCACAATAGTGTTTACCTTTATACAAGATATATTTATTTACTGTGTGACTGTTACCACCTTTTTCTTTGGGTAAATCAACATTATGAAAAGAAAATGAATCTGGATCTAATTTAATATCACTAGGTATAAAGAACCATTCACCTTGTCTTTGTGCAAATTTACCACTATCCTTTTCATACTTTAAAACTCTTCTAGGTTTAAGAGATTTGAATGCAGCATCAACACTTTTAGGATTGGTCTTTAACTTAGATATAAAATAACTGTCATCATCCATACCACATATATAACTAGAATTTTTATACTTAATTAACATACTTCCTGCAATATGATATGATTTTTCATAAATTGCACCACTAGGCTTTCCTGTTTTTTTAATAAAGTTTCTGCGCTCTTTATATGTGGCACCTTGAGGAACTGTCTTTTCAAAATTTTTAAAATTCTTCTTTTTTGGTGTTGTGTAATTAGATCTATCTTGGGTAATATCAATTACTTGCATGTCAGATACTACTACACCTGCATTTTTTAAACAAGTAAAGCTTGTGGTTATTACATCTTTACTACAATTTTGTAATTCTTCAATAGTTTCATTAATATCATATCCTGATTCATAACCATCATATTCATCACCATTAATAACTATAAACTTACCTGATTTTATTGCTATATCAAAATTATTATAACTATCATATTGTAATACACCTTCACATATGAAAAATTCTGATAAATTTTGTTTTTGACCGGTNNTAAAATATTCAATTATATCAAAATTACAAATAACATCTTCTAAAATTTGTTTCTTTTTCACAATATTCTCCTAAACTTTTTCTATAAATATATAACAAAAACAATATTTACATCCACATGGAAAGTTATCATCATAACTATCAAAATGTCTATAATAAACATGACCACATTCACATACTCTATCGTCACCATATTTAATATTATAGAGTTTTTCTATGGTAGTTACTATCTTTTCTAAATATGGTTGTTCCATTAATCCTCCATAATTTTTGATTCAATAAGAGATATATTACTTCTAATAATATTAAAAACACCTGAATCATATGGTATCATATACAATTCAGATTCTTTAGAATACCACCATTTATAGAATTTTTTACAATTTCCTATTTTTGATTTACCTTTATAATCACCTTGTATTAGTTGTATAGGTGTAGTACCATCTTTAAAGTAAATAGTTAAAACTGCTTTTCTATTTATATTCTTTACTTTCTTTTTACCAAACATTATAAACTCCTTTCTTTACCGTGTATACATTTAAATGTAGGAAATCTTAAAGATATAGAACCATCTTTAGAATTAGTTGTTTCTTCAAAATATTATTTATATAGGTTAAATTTTCCAACACATAATATAAAAACTATACAACAAATAACAATTATACCACCAAATGCAAATATAGACTTTGTTTCATAAGAAATGGGCATATAAGTAATACAAATTGCCCATATAGAATTAATTACTAATGATATAATTACTATTTTTGTAAAAGCATACCAGTTAATATTCATACTATCCTTTCTTTTTATTATAGTTTAATTTTAATGATTCACTTATTTTCTTTTTAAATATTTATTATGTATTGGTTTATTTCTTAAAACTTTAATAATTGTATCTTTATATCTAGTATTTTTACCTTTACCAACATAAAACGGTAAAAATACTAACTCTTTATATTTAGAATTATTAAATAAAGATCTACCATCACAATAAACATAAACGTAATAGTTATTCTGTTCTTTTATTTCCATAATTATGTACAAATACTGGGAATCTTAGAGATATTCCACCTTTCTCATTAACTGTTTCTTCAAAATATCTAACTTTTATTACCTTACCAATAATTTCATTAGGATTCTTATAATAACACTCTCTTTGTTCTTTAGTAAACCCACTACCTACTTTAACTGTATTCCCATTATGACTAATCTCTACAGCAGATAATGTCATTCTTCCTATATCTTTACCATTCTCAAAGAATCTAATTTCATCATTAATAACACCTTTAACCTCATACTCTGCATCAATAAATGATTTTACTTTAAGTAAGTCATTAGATCTTTTACCTTTATAACCTACATTCTTTCTAAGCATAACACCTTCATAACCTTTTTCTTTTGCTTCTACCTCTAATTCTTTTAACCCTTCTTTACTACTAACTATAGTTTGTGAAAGTTTCTCTGTGGTATTACAAATTGGTATTCTTTTCAATCTTTCTGAAAATATAACACTAGATGATTTACTATTAAATTCTTCTGTAGTTAAAGCATCGAATATAAAGAACTTAGGATTTCTTATATTATGATTCTTCTTCTTTATTTCCTTCATAACACCTTGGAAATCTTCTTTATTATCCTCCTTATCTACTATACATACCTCACCATCAAATACAATATTTTTAAGACCTAATTGATAAAGATTTAGTTTCAATACACTTAAAGTAGTGAATAATTTCCCTGTCCTTGATAGAAACTTAATCTCACCATATTCATCTATCTTACAAATACATCTTACACCATCTAACTTTCTACTACCATACCACTCATCTTTATAGTCTACTAACTTCTCTTCATATTTATTTGCAAGTGCTACTTTGAACTCTGGTATAAATCCTGGAACTACTTTATTAATAATAGATGCATTAGCTCTAGTCTCAAGATCCTTATCTATAATATTATATATTAAATCTCTATGTGTCTGATTATTAAATATGAAAGTTTTTACTGATCTTAGAGCATCATGACCTGTCAATTTTCTACTACAAAGATCGTCTAGTAGAATAAACAAGCTACCTGTAGATACACCAACTGGACTTTTATCAAACTTCTTTACTTTATCACTTGTTATACCATAAGTTTTATCTTCATCATTGGTATAAAGTAATACTTTCATTATGAATTCATCACCTATATACTTTTTTAATATAGTTTTCTTCATATTTGAAGATGGTGTTGACTTCATATCATCAACAAATTTTTGTAAGTTTTCAAAATCATTAATCAATATGTTTCTCCTTTGATTTAAAATCCTTTTGACTAGTTAAATGATAATGTCTACAAATATTACACTTGTAATGTCTTTTACCTATATTACTGGCAAGTTTCTTTGCTTGTAT